CAGTTGGACAAGATTAATCCACCAAAGACCAGCGGCAAGGCACAAAATAACGCTTGTATGCGTGCAGCCAAAGTTGCGATCCGAAAAGGTAACAAGGGGTTAACTTCTAAGGAAGTCAATGCCTTAGCGGTACGCATCTGCAAAATGCATGCATTAGATCCAAAACCACTTGCCCAAGGTGCCCAACCAACGTAAGTTTACGTAACCTTTTTTGATAATCAGTCTTTACTATTATGCTGACTATCACGAATGGCGAGGAATGTGCCTAATGAGTAAACCAAAGCGTTACGCTGTTTTTCACGACGTTGTCAGAGGAACAGTACACGCTGTAGATGACCGATTCGCACAAGTAAAAGATGCAATTTCTACTTCTAACGCTCCCTCGCTGTTAGTTAGGATTGCAGCAACACATGCAGCGCTTAGAACTTCTAACAAGGGCTTTTATTTGCCAGAGCGCATGCGGGATGGGACAGGCTCGTTTTTGACCCCATACCGAAAGCCCGTGTTAACACACCACGATGACTTCAAGGACCCTATCGGACGTGTGGTAAGTGCTCGCTATGTGGATCTTTCAACTCGCTACCCAATTAACGATACTGAATTACAACGCTTGTCTCAAGGCGGTCTGGAGGGCAAGGACCTACAGAGCGCCGTACAGTACATTCTGAACAACTTTGATGATCGTGATGATTATGAAGGACTCGGATACATAGAGCTGGTTGCAGAAATCTCTGATTCAGCATCTATGGATAAAGTACTGGACCAGCGTTACCTGACAGTATCAACTGCTCATAGTACAGATAAAGCCATGTGCTCTGTCTGTCTGCAGGACTGGGTTGCAGATGGTATGTGCGATCATGAACCAGGTGACAGTTATGACGGAGTTCATGCTGTGTTACTGCCTGGTGAACACATCTATAGCGAAGTTTCCTTTGTCAATAAGCCTGCTGATCGGGCTGCACGCACTGTTGACATTGTTGAGGGCGATACACTTCACAGAGCCTATGATGGCGATGCTGACGAGGACGTCCGAGATGTTAACATGGCGCTCTTTTGTAAGGGCCCAGTGTGTATTTTTGATTTAGCAAGCGAGGCACAGATCAGTCTACAAGACAACGAAGGACCCCTAGAGGAGGTTATAGATCTTATGAGTGATAAGACCAGAGAGCAGGAAGTACTGTCTCTGCTCACGGCCGCCCTCGAAGACACCTCCAAGGACCTGCCTGAAGAGCTAGTAAAAGACAAAGAATCTCTTAAGCTGGCTCATTCCCTGCTTACCATCAACTGCTGCGACTCTGATGAGCCGGAGAAGATTGATGACAAAGCTGAGTTGAGCAAAAAGCTGAGGGACAAGGCCGGTGAAATGGAAATCGAAGACCTAGAGAACAACGAGATTGAGCTCCAGGTCAAGGCTGACAAGGAGGCTACAGCTGCTGCTGCTGCCACTGATGGTGCCATCGACGACCAAGACACCGACCCTACTGGGCAGACCGATGGAGATGACGCCGGGGACGATACCGAAGACGGCGACCAGGAACTGCTCGACCTCAAAGAGATCCTTGACACTGAGAAGTCCTACGAAAAGATGAAAGAGCACCTCGAAGATGAAACTACTCATCTGGACGAGGCAAATCTTGGTCTTCTCAGGGCTTCCGATTTTGCCTACCCCAAGGATCGAGCCTTTCCATGCTATGATTGCGAGCACATTGATGCTGCACTCAAGGTTTTGGAAGGTTATGATGCTCCTGGGGTCAAGGACGCCATCGTTGAGGCACTGGACAGGAAGAAAGCTTCCTTAAAGTGCACCAAGGAAGACGACAAAGGCAGTGAAGGATGTGACGAAGAAGACGAGGATAAGATCCCTCTGGATCAAATCAATGTCTTCATCGATGCTATGGCTGCTGCACTTCCTGGTGACGATGAAGTATTGGAAGTCACGGATGAGACCGAAGACCTGCTTGATGACGAAGATCAGGCCAAGAAACGTCCCCAGGACAAGCCTGGCGGATCTAACGTCGGCAAATATAAAACAGGTCCATTCTGTGGTCCAGCCGGTGGCGCCCCTAAGGGGAGCTACCCTGTTAACACAAGAAAGCGTGCTATCTCTGCATTAAGTTATGCGAGACACGCACCGAATCCTTCTGGCATCAAGAGTTGTGTCTGTAAACATCATCCATCTCTGCCCGCTTGTGGCAGTAAGAAGAAGGATAATGTAGAGACAGTCGAAGAGCTTAAGGCTCTCTTGGCTCAGGCTGAAGAGAAGATCGAAAAGCTCAAAGGCGATATCGAGTACAAAGACGCGAAACTCGAAGTTACGAAGGATCAGCTCACGGTATTCGAGGACGATTACAGAGTCCTTAGTGAGGAAAATGTTCAGCTTACTCAGGAGCTGAAAGATCGTCTTGCTAGTCGCGCCCTTGAACTCAGAACCCTACGTGGCGAAAACATCGAAGATGTGGATGCTGCACGGGACGAGTTCTTAGCTCAGGATTCATCTGACATGCGTGACGCCGTCCGTGGTCTCGAAGACGCCTTCGATGTCGAAGCCGCTGCTAAGAGACTCAATGACGGTATGGCGAGAGACCCGGAGGGAACCATTAAAGATCCTACCGCAAGGTCGGATGCAACCGGTGACGATGATTCACCCGGCGCAGAGCAAATTCCTTCCGCAAAAGATGTTATGGCTACCTATAACAGGATTGACGCCGTGGCAGGAAGTAAGGCTGCCCGGGAGTTTCTCGATTCCGTGAAAGAAAAGTTCGGTAAACACCTCAAGTTTGAAGAAACTGAGGAAACTGAGGAGGATAACAACTAATGTACCAACAGTACGTTGCCAACCACAAAAAGTGGGATCACGTGGGCAACCTCACTCCGAATATTGAGATCTCCGAAGGTATTAGACCAGCGGAAGAACTCATTCCGGCACCCTACCTACCGCTGGTAAGGTTTGACAAGTATCTTGAAGACTACTTTGTCGTATCGGCCGGTAAAGTTGTTGCCCTTGACAGCAACGGTGATGTGGTCCCTGCGGGTCTGAAACTTCAGGCCGAAGCATATGCAACTGCTTGGGATGCAGAAAATGGCCTACTAGGAGCAAATAGAACTGCTGCTCGTGCGGCTGTTGATGCTCTAGGCTCGGCTTCTGCCGGCCTGGCCTCCATCTATGCAGCTATTGACGTCGCCCAAACCAATATCAACGGCCCAGTTGTGAAAAACGCAGGCGGTGGTGATGCCGTAGCGGGTGTGTATGTGGTGGAAGGTTTTTTCACCGTCACTACAGACCTTGGCGTAAAATACATCGCTGATTTCATTTCTGCCGATTTGAACGATGCCGACGACAACGTCACAGAGGTGACAACTGTCAGTTGGCCGATCGGTATTGCGCCGTACAACTATTTCCGTTGGGCCGGTGGAGTGCACGGTGGAAACCCAAGTGGGATGAATTTCCATAACTATAACATGCAGCACCAGTTAGCAGTCCTCTGCGACTACTACATCGAGCTGCCACGCGTGGACGACAAAGCTACCATCGCGTTTGATGGTATTGCCGTCATGTTCGACGGAAGTCTAGTACTCGCCCCTGGCGACTTCTTGACTTACGATCTCAATTCGGATATGGTCAAGTGGACCGAGAATACCGACTTCTTTGAAGCGGTTATCGGACAAGCGTGGAAGATCGACACAGGTCATCCGAAGGACTACCTGGAACGCGTGCGAACAGCTTATCAGGGTCTTGGTGATCTGGATAAGATGCCTGGCTCGGCTTCTGGCGGATTGCCGGATAATATCACCTACGCTGGTGGTACCGCGGCTAAGGGTGTTGTTCGTATTAACCTGATCAACAGATAAACTGAAGGAGACATAGTCCGCTATGATCGAGTTCAAAGATCAAACCACCTACGAGTTTGTCTGGCGCAATAACGGGAAAACGCTCGATAACGAACGTGTCGAGATGAAAGACGCTATCAGCGTTCCGAACGCCGGTCTATTCCTTCCGAAGGTGGTATCTAACATAGTGAAAGAGGCTGCCGAACCTCTGTTGGTGGGTACATCTCTGCTCCAACGCATTGAGTATCATGCGGGACAGACGATTACTTTTCCTGCGGTCGGCGCGCTCGTCGCTGCGGATATCGCTGAAGGTCAGGAATATCCAGAGCGCCAGCTCCAAATGGGCGGTGCGACAGTAACGGCAAGTATCGGTAAGTCCGGTATCGCCGTGAAAGTCACCGACGAAATGGTTAAATACTCCCAGTATGACGTCATCGGTATGCACCTGCGTGCCGCGGGACGTGCGTTGGCTCGTCACAAAGAGCAGAAAATATTCAACTATATCAATAGTATGGGTGTGGTCTGCTTTGACAACACGACACCAGTCAATTCCCTATTCGGCGTCACACATGGTCGCGCACTTGACGGAAGTGCTAACGGTTCCGTGATTATGGACGACATCTTTGATGTATTCGGCCAGATCATCACACAGGGTTGGATGCCTGACACTATCCTTATGCATCCATTGACTTGGATCATGTGGGTCAAGGATCCTATCCTAAGAGCCTTTGCACTGTCCGCTGGTGGCGGAACCTACTTCGCCTCATGGCGCGGTAATCCCGCCGGCCGTGCTCCCTGGGACAACTCAAGTCAGGGCGGCCTTGGTTATAGCCCAGGTCAGGCTATCGATCCGGCTTCTAGCCCGATCGAGTCCTATGCGCAGACTATCTCGTCTGCCCCTGTACTGCCGAGTTATTTCCCAATCCCCTTCCGGATCATCGTGTCCCCGTTCGTGCCTTATGACCCAGTCACTAAGCGCACAGACCTCATGATCTTCGATTCTGCCAACCTTGGCGCCCTCATCGTTGATGAGGAAGCTATGACGGAAGAGTTCGACGATCCAGCACGCGACATCCGTAAGATTAAGATTAGGGAGCGCTACGGAATCGCCATCCTGAACGAAGGTCAGGCTATTGGCGTAATCCGCAACGCCTTTGTGCGTGACAATCATATCGTCCTACCTGCTAGAACCACTATCGATGTGGCTGGTAGTGTGGCCGATATACCTCCGACAACAGCAATCAGCTAAACGCTGGTTGACTATCCTACTTGTATTGACCCCGGTCACCTGGCCGGGGTCTGTCCAGAATGGAGGTCGGAAAGATGTCAGTACTAGACAAAGACACCTTTGCACTATATACGGATGAGCACCAGAAATACCTGG